AGCGATGCGTGAACTGAAGCTCCGCCTCCCCGACGATGAAGCCGCAGGCATTGACCTGCTAGCCCAGTCCCGCGGTCAAACCCGCGCCGAGTGCCTTAGGCAGCTCATCCGTGGTGCCACGCAAGGTGCCGCAGTGACCACGCCAAGCCTCGCCGCATACCACCGCCTCAGCTCTGAAATCCACCGCCAGCTCGGTGGCGCTATCTCGCGCCTTCATGCCGAGCAGGCTGCTGCTATCGCCGTTAACATCCTCGCCTCATGAACATCACCGTCGCTCAGTCCGACCTCAACGCAGCCTTGGCTGCCATCCGCTCTGCCGTCTGCACCGGTCGCGCCAGCCATCCGATCCTTGCCACCGTGCTGCTGGATGCCACCAGCAAGGACTCGCTCAGCCTGTCCGGCTTTGACCTCAAGCTGGCCATCACCACTACCATTCCCGCTGCAGTTACCACCAAGGGCTCTGCAGCCGTGCCATACGGCCTTCTGGCGCCACTGGTGGCCAAGCTGCCATCCGATGCAGCCGTCACCATCGCCGTATCCGGCAGCCGCGTTGCACTGGCCACCGCAGCCGGTGAATACAGCCTCACCGCGTTAAACCCATCCGACTGGCCGGCATTGATCGAGCCCAGTGCCGCCTCAACGCCCATCACCATCCCGCTGCCGGACCTGCAGTCTGCCATCAGCGCCACTGCTCATGCCGCCAGCCGTGATGAAGCTAAGCAGCTGCTGCAGGGCATCCACATCAGCCTGGACCCCATGGGCATCCAAGCTGCAGCAACCGATGGTCATCGCCTCTCCGTGTACGGCAGCGCGCCACTTGCCGAGACGCCTGCCATCACCATTCCAGCCACTACGCTCCGCGAGCTGCAGCACCTCGACGCTGACATCACCGTCACCGCTGACAATGCCTACGTGCGCCTAGCGACTGATCGCACCGTCATCACCTCGCGCATCTTGGATGGGACGTATCCTGATTTCGCTAAGCTGATTCCCGATAGCTTCGCCACAACTGCTACCGTAGACCGCAAAGCGCTGCTGGCCGCTGTTGCCCGCGTCGCAATCCTTGCCGACACCCATAACAACATCATCAAGCTGGCGATCGGTGATATGCTTGCCGTCACCGCTGATGTTGAACTTGGCAATGGCAGCGAAACCCTAGCGATCTCCACCACCGGCAAGCCTGTTACCTTCGCTGTTAATGCCGCCTACCTGCAAGATGCACTGAAGGCCATGCCATCGCAGCAAGTCACGCTGTCAGCCAACAAACCCACTACACCCGTTGTCATCACGCCAGTCGATACTGATACGATGCAGACGTACCTGATCATGCCCGTGCAAGTACGAGAGTGAAGCCAGCCCGTCGTCATTACAAACTGAACGACGATGTGATCAAAAAGGTGCGCTTTCTCGCTGAGTTTGGCGCACCTCTTGAGCATATTGCGCCAGCGGCTGGGGTATCGTTCCGGGCAATGCTGCAATGGATCAACAACGCAAAGGGCGAAGACGCAACGGCTGAGGAAGTGCGGCTTTTGCAAGCTGTCAATGATGGCCGCGCCGCAGGTGGCATGCGGCTTATGGGAAAGATCGCTGAACAAGCTGAAGGCGGCGACCTAAAAGCATCAACTTGGATGCTTACCCATGCACCTGCATTCCGCTCTCATTATTCAGACAATGCCGCTGTAACTCGCGCCAAACAGGAAGGCATCGACGCTGCAGTGCAGGCTATTGCTGATGCAAACCTGCCGCCTGATGTAGAGCGTGACCTGCTGTTAAGGATCACGGCAAAGACTGGTCATAATGTCAAGACTGACTGATCCGATTGCCGCGCGGCTGGCGGCATTGGAGCTGGAGCAGCAGGGACGGACGGCATTTGACCTAGAGCAGCAGCTAGCGGCTATCCGCTCTGACCTGCACCCAGGCCAGCTTGCGTTTGCGGATGACACCGCTACCGAGATCCTTGGTATCAGTGCTGGCTATGGCGCCGGCAAGACACGTGCGCTATGCGCCAAGGCTGTGATGCTGGCTGCTGCTAATCAAGGTTTCATCGGCGCCGTGATGGAGCCCACCGGCCCGCTGATCCGCGACATCTGGCAGACGGATTTTGACAACTTCCTAGAGCTGTACAGCATTCCGTACAGCTTTCGTGCATCACCGCTGCCGGAGTACATCCTGCACCTGCCTGGCGGTGATACCAAGATCCTATGCCGCAGCTTTGAGAACTGGCAGCGCATCATCGGCTTGAACCTTGCATGGGTGCTGGCGGATGAGATCGACACCGTAACGCCAAGCATTGCCGACAAGGCATTTCCAAAGATCCTCGGCCGCTTGCGCTCCGGCAACGTGCGACAGTTCGGCGCTGCATCAACGCCTGAAGGCTTCCGCTGGATGTGGAAGACCTTCGGCAGTGATGACGGCAAGGCGCGCGCTGATCGCCACCTGATCAGGATGCGTACCAGCGACAACCCACACCTGCCGCCGGATTTCATCGAACGGCTGCAGGCCAACTACGACCCAAGCCTGCTGCGCGCCTATCTCGATGGCGAGTTCGTCAACCTGACTACCGGGCAGGTGTATGACCGCTTTGATCGCAGCAAGCATGTCTTCAGCAGCCTGCCTGCTATTGACCGCGAGCCGCTTCGTATTGGCATTGACTTCAACGTTGGCAATATGTCAGCCGTCATCGCCATACGTGACACCAAGCGCCTTACGGTTGTGGATGAAATCAGCGGTGCGCATGACACTGACGCGCTGGCGCAGGAAATCCGCAGGCGCTACCAAGACCACCGCATCTACATCTACCCAGATGCCAGCGGTAGTAGCCGCAGCACCAACGCAACCCAGACCGACATTCAGATTCTTGAGTCCTATGGCTTCAGCAACCAATCACCACGCGCTAACCCTCCCATCCGTGATCGCGTGGCTGCTGTTCAGGCTTTGCTGGAAAACGGCAAAGGTGAGATCAGGCTTCAGGTGCATCAATCCTGCAAGCGGCTGATCGAATGCCTAGAGCTGCAAAGCTACACTGACAGTGGCGACCCTGATAAGGATGCCGGCTTTGACCACATGAATGATGCACTCGGCTACCTCGTGTGGCGTGAGTTCAACCCACTCCATGCCAATGCCGGCCGCAGCACTGGAATCCGTATCTACTGATGATGCAACGCTACGACCGTACGATCACCGCTCGCGTTGCGCAGATCAACGACCCATGCCAGGCATGGGTGAACCAAGAGCCGCATTGGCTGCTGATCGAGGACCTGATCGGCGGCACATATGAAATCCGTCGCCGCCATCGGCGTTACCTGCCGCAGGAGCCACGCGAAGCAGACGACAGCTACGACGCCCGACTGATGCGTAGCGTATGCCCGCCGTTCTACCAACGGCTGGAGCGGATGCTGGCTGGAATGCTGACGCGGAAGCCGGTGCAACTGAAGGATGTAGACGACACCATCCGTGAGCAGCTGTTTGATGTTGACCTGCAAGGCAATGATCTGAACGTATGGACATATGAGACTGCACGCAAGATGATCCGTTACGGGCATGTTGGTGTTCTTGTTGATGCACCAGCTGCTGGGCAAAATGGCAGGCCGTACTGGTGCAGCTACACACCGCGCGAAATCCTCGGCTGGCGGACGGAGCTGATCGACGGGCAGCAGCAGCTGACGCAACTGCGGCTGCAGGAGTCAGTCGTGGTGCCTGATGGCGACTACGGTGAGAAGACCGTGGAGCAGATCAGGCTGCTGACACCTGGCGCATATCAGCTGCATCGCAAGGGAGATAAGGGCAACTTTGAGCTGTACGACGAAGGTACAACCAGCCTGGACCGCATCCCATTTGGCGTGGCATACGCCAATCGCGTTGGGATGATGGAATCACGCCCACCGCTGGAGGATATTGCAGAGCTGAACCTTAAGGCGTATCAATCGCAGAGCGATCTCGACAACCAGCTGCACATCTCAGCCGTGCCGATGCTGGCATTCTTTGGTTTCCCGAGCAGCGCCGAGGAAGTATCCGCTGGTCCCGGCGAGGCCATTGCATTTCCGGCTGAAGGGCGCGCGGAATACATCGCACCGCAAACCGGGGCATTTGATGCGCAGTTCCGCCGGCTGGAGCAACTAGCAGCGCAGATCAATGAACTAGGCCTGTCGGCAGTGCTGGGGCAGAAACTGAGCGCTGAGACTGCCGAAGCGAAACGCATCGACCGCAGTCAAGGCGATAGCACCATGATGGTGATCGCGCAAAACATGCAGGATCTGATCGACAACTGCCTGGCGTACCATGCGCAGTACCTGAACATTACGCAGGTTGGCAGCAGCTACGTCAACCGTGACTTCCTCGGTAGCAGGCTGGAGCCAGCGGACATCAATGCACTGCGTGACCTATGGGTTGCCAATGCAATTACGCAAGAGACGCTGCTCACTAATCTGGCGCAGGGTGAGGTGCTAGGCGATGACTTTGAGGTGGAGGAAGAGTTGATGGCAACGCAGCAGGGTGGGCTGATCGAAATGAATCAGCCGGCTGCTGCTAGCGATGTCATGCCAACCGAAGCACCGAGCACGGAGGATCTTAATGTCAGCGCATGAGCGATACCCCTGCCGCGTTCTTTCGTAATGCCATTGATCTGAACCGCTATAGCAATAGCGTCGCCAAGCAGATCATCCTGCGATATAACGACATCATCATCAACGCTGTGCAGCAGCTGGAGCGCACTATCCCGCGAGCTGATGGTAGCGTCGTCACGGCACCCGCAACGCAAGCGCGATTGCGTGCGCTGCTGGCGCAGTTGAAGGAAAGCCTGGACGGATGGGCCGGCGATGCGACTGCGATCACAGCCGGTGAACTGCAAGGCCTGGCGTTACTGCAGACTGAGTTCGTCGCCGATCAGCTGCGGAAGGCATTGCCACCTGAGGGCCGATCGCTGGTGCGGACCGTTGAGATCAGCCCGCAGTTTGCGCAGTCTGTAGTGACCACAGACCCAACGCAGCTGAACGTAGTGGCGTTGTCAGATGACCTTTTCAAGTCCGTCTATGGCACCGAGGCATTAGCAACGCAGGCCGGCACTGGGCTGTTCAACCTAACGGCTGCAAAAGGTGCAACGATCACGCTGCCGAATGGGCAGGTTGTTGAGAAGGCATTTCGCGGCCTTGCTACCAGCCAGGCGGAGCGCTTTAGCAACGTGGTGCGTAATGGCCTACTCAGCGGTGAGCCGACGCCATCCATTGCACGACGACTGATCGGCAACCTTGACTTCGGGCAGGAGGCCAGAAGCGTGCGCGAGCTAGCGCAGGCCGGCGGCGAGCTAACCAAGATGGCCAACAGCCAAGTCACCGCCATCGTGCGCACCAGCATCAATCAAGTGGCGAATGCTGCTAGCAATAACTTCTACGAAGCAAATCAAGACATTACGAAAAAATACCGCTACGTGGCGACGCTTGACAGCAGGACCAGCGCAATATGTCGCGCGCTAGATGGCCGTGAGTTTCCCTATGGCCAAGGGCCGCGGCCACCGCAGCACTTCAACTGCCGCAGCACTACGGTGCCGATCATTGATTACAAAGGCCTAGGCTTCACGCCACCACCTGAAGGCAAGCGTGCTGCAGCTGGCGGCATGGTGCCATCCGGCACAACCTACGGTGAATGGCTGTCAAAGCAGCCGGCAGCCGTACAAGCTGATGTGCTTGGCCCCAACAAGGTGCCATATTTTGAGATGCTTAGTCGCAGGCATGGCCCGCAGCAGGCGATTGCACGGATGGTGAGCGAAGATGGATCAGAGCTAACCTTGAAGCAACTGCAACGGCGTTATGGCACGCAAACCAACTAAAGCAAAGAAAAAAGTAGCCAAGGTAATGGGTGAATACAAAGCCGGTACGCTGCAGACAGGCAAACCAGGCCCCGGCAAAGGTCCAAAGGTCAAGTCACGCAAGCAAGCCATCGCCATTGCGCTTAGCGAAGCTGGCAAGGCGCGGAAGGACAAGAAGTAATGGCGAAGAAAAAGCCTGGCCTTTACGCCAATATCAATGCCAAGCGCAAACGCATTGAGGCTGGCAGTAATGAGCGCATGTCGCGCAAAGGCGACCCCGACCGTCCTAGCGCTGCTGACTTCAAAGCTGCTGCAAAGACCGCCAAGAAGCCAAAACGGAAATGACTATCACCTATCGCGGTGAGCAGTTTGATGGTTACAACAAGCCAAAGCGGACGCCATCGCACCCGAAGAAGTCCCATGCAGTGCTGGCAAAGGAAGGCGATACCATCAAGCTGATCAGGTTCGGTCGGCAGGGCGTATCAGGCTCACCGCCGCGAACAGGAGAATCAGCAGCAGACAAGGCCAGAAGGGCATCATTCAAGGCGCGTCATGCTGCCAATATCGCAAAAGGCAAGATGTCTGCTGCCTATTGGGCAGATAAGGCTAAATGGTAGGTATGATTAGCCTGTAATTTAGCCTGCGGCTAATGTCTGACGAGCAACAAAACCAGCAGCCTGCGGCTACTGGTGAAGCAGAAGCGCTGCAGCGCAGTGTCGAAGCACTGGAACGCAAAAATGCAGAGCTGATCGCTGAACTGCGTGCTGCGAAGAAGTCCAAGGCGCCGGATGGGGTCAATGTTGAAGAGCTGCTTGAGTTCAAGCGTCGCGCTGAACAGGCCGAACTGGAATCCCAAGGAAAGTACACCGAAGCCCGACAGGCTTTGGAGCAGCAGTACCGCCAGGAGGCGGCGCAGAAGGACCAGCGCATCAGCGAACTTGAAGCCCGCGTGCGAGAGCTTGAACTTGTCGCACCAGCAGTGACCGCATTGGCGGACATCGTGCATGACCCTGACATGGTGCTCAAGACCAAGCTGAGCGCCGATCAGATCGAGCGTGATGCAGATGGCACCGTTGTGGTCGTCAACGGCTACCAGCGCACACCCGTTACCGAATGGGCAAAGGCCAGTCTGCCGGCATGGATGCAGAAGCAACCGAAACCACAGGGCAGCGGCGCACCTGCTGGCCGCGCTACCGGCGACATCCCGGCTGGCATCAAAAATCCCTTTGCGCCGGATTCGTTCAACCTGACCGAGCAGTCAAGGCTGTATCGCACTGATCGTGATATGTACGAACGGCTTAAGGCTGCAGCCATGCGCTAGTATTTCAACAACCGGCTGCGCTGGTGATATAGGGCTGCGCCCACTGTTCAACCTATTCTTTGAGGTTTCATCATGGCGACTCTTCGCTCTGATGTCATCATCCCGGAGATTTTCACTCCATATGTCATCGAGCAGACCACCGCTCGTGATGCCTTCCTGGCATCCGGCGTGGTGCAGCCGATGGCGGAGCTGAATGCAACCGATGGTGGTGACACCGTGCAGGTGCCTTTCTGGAAGGCCAACCTGTCCGGCGATTTCGAGGTGCTGACCGATAGCACCAGCCTGACGCCCGGCAAGATCACCGCCGACAAGCAAGTTGGCGTGATCCTGCATCGTGGCCGTGCATGGGAAGCACGCGACCTTGCAGCCCTTGCTGCTGGCAGTGACCCCATGGCTGCCATCGGCGACAAGGTGGCTTCCTATGTGGCCAACCAGCGCCAAAAGGATCTGATCAAAACCCTGGAAGGCGTTTTTGGTAGCCTCACCGGCTCTGACAGCCCAGCGTTCTCGGCGCTGCGCTTTGATACCAGCGGCATGACTGCCCTCGGCCCCCGCCAGGTGGCTAAGGCTCGCAGCCTGCTGGGCGATCAAGGCGACAAGCTCACTGCCGTTGCTATGCACTCGGCCGTGTACTACGACCTTGTGGAGCGCAAGGCGATCGACTACGTGACCAACACTGAAGCCCGCGGTGGCGGCACTGTTGCCACTACCGGCATCGCTCCGGTGTTTGCTGGCAGCATCCAAGGCGCCTACGGCGAGGTGAGCGTACCCACGTACATGAATATGCGCGTGATCGTCTCGGACGACCTGGCGCCAACCAGCACCAACTATCCGGTGTACTTCTTCACCCAAGGCGCTATCGCCTCCGGTGAGCAGCTGGCACTGCAGACCGAAACCGACCGTGACATCCTCGCCAAGAGCGATGCCATGTCGATTGACCTGCACTACGTCTACCACCCGATCGGCGCCAAGTGGGGCGGTTCCGCTAACCCGACGCCAGCGCAACTGGCTACAGTCGGCAGCTGGACTAAGGTGTACGAAACCAAGAACATTGGTATCGTGCGCGGTACTGTCACTTCTAACTTCTGAGGTAACTAGCCATGGCTTCTATCTTTGAACTGGGTGACATTCCCGGCGGTCTGCTGCCGGGACAGATGGGGCTTGCGGAGCCCACCGCAACTGCCACGCTGACCGCAGCGCAGAGCTACAACACCATCATCCGTGGTGTGCCGACTGCTGCTGCTACCTACACCACTGCCACCGCTGCTGCGATCGTTGCCGCCATTGGCGGTGACTGCGCCATCGGCACTACCTTCATGGTGGTGGTGCTCAACGCATCGGCTGGCGCCTATACCATCACCGTTGCCGGCGGTAGTGGCGTTACCGTTAGCGGTGTTGCCACTGTGGCGCAGAATGCCTCTAAGGTATTCCTCGGCCGCGTGACTGCTGTTGCCTCTGGCAGTGAAGCAATCACGCTTTATGGCCTTGGCTCTACTGCTGCGGCTGTTGCCTAATGGGGCTTTTTGCATTCCGGCGAATGCGTGAACGTGAGGCTGCCTCTACGGAGGTGGCCTCTATTTCTATGCCAGAGCCGTTGCTTACACTAGAACCGGCGCCGGCCGAGCAGACAGATGCCAATCGCAATCAACGCAACCGTAGGGTCAGCAAGCGCCAACAGCTACCTGACGCTGGCTGATGCGCAGGCAATCATTGATGGCTTCATTGAGGATGCTGATGTAACCGCATGGGCATCGGCTACCACAGACCAAAAGAATCGTGCGCTGGTATCAGCAACGCAACGGCTGGACCGCGAGCGATTCCTTGGCGCACGTGCTACTGATACGCAGGCGCTGCAATGGCCGCGTACTGGTGTACGCAAGCCTGATACCTACATCAACACCTATGCCGTAGGGTTCCCGTTCAGGGTGTCGGAGGATTACTTCGACGATACTGAGATTCCAGATCAGATCAAGCGCGCTGAAGTTGTGCTTGCGGTGTACCTGCACAACAATCCCGATAGCCTTGGCCTTAGCGGACTGGAGGACTACAAGAATGTGAAGATCGGCAGCCTTGATGTGACGCCAAATCTTGGTTTCGGCGCTGTTGGTGCTGACAAGGTGCCGCCGCTGATGGAACGTTACCTGACAGGGCTTAGACTGAGTGGACCGGGCAACATCGCAATCCGCCGGAGCTGATCATGGCCAATGGTGACACCTACAACATCGGGTTTGAGTACATCTCAGACACCGCTGCTCATACTGGCCGCTTCTGGAAGCTGTATGCAGTGGCAACTGCTGTGATCAGCGCTGCAACCGTAAGCAATGCCACCGGCAATAGCTTCACCTCGGTGCCGCTTAATGCAGGTGATTCGATTGAAGGTGTCTTCACTAGCGTCACGCTTGCTAGCGGCAAGGTGATTGCCTACAAGGTCTGATGGCGCTTGCTTCTGCGCTACAGAAGACTGCCTCCAAGCTGATGGCAAAGTTTGGCGGCGCAGCCACGCTGCGTACGGTGACGCCTGGCGTGTATAACCCAACCAGCGGCACCATCAGCGAAACCACGTCCGATGTGGCGCTGCGTGGCGTGCTGGAAGGCGTCAACAAGCGCGAGGTAAATGAACTGATCCAAGCTGGCGACAAGCGGCTGATCATCGCTGCGGCTGACACCGCGACAGTGCCTAGTACCGCCGATCGCGTCATCATCAGCGGCGTCACGCATCAAGTCATTGCGGTTGCCACCATCGAGCAGGACAATACGGCCATCACCTACGAGCTGATCCTAAGGGCCTGACCATGGCGCGTCGCATCGACCTATCGCAGATCGGCAGCTACTCGCAGGAGAAGTATGAGCAGTTGCTGCGCGTGGTGGTGCTGGAGACTGATCGGCGGCTCAAAGAAGGCAGCCCTGTTGATACCGGCCGGCTGCGCCTTGCATGGTCAATCGGCGAAAACAGCACGCCTGGTTACGATCCAGGGCCGCAGGCCAGCGCGGTAGGTATCACTCCGCCAAGGCGGCTGAATTACAGCGCTGAGCGTGCCGGCAATGTCTACCACATCCACAACAGCCTGCCGTATGCGGAACCGGTGCTGTACGGCACCAGCCTGCCGCTATCGTGGAATGGCCGCTGGCGGTCACGCAACAACCAGATCGACAAGGCATATCCCGACATCATCGCCCGTGAGATGAGCGACTGGGCACGGCAGCAGGCTGATGCAATCGGGAGACGCGACTGATGGACCTTAACGCTGTGCGCGCCACCGTAGAAGGCAGGATCGCAACGGAGCTGGCAAAGGCGCCTGTTATCCCGGTTGCGTTCCACAACCAGCCCTATACGCCAACGCCTGGTACCAGCTGGGTGCAGTGCCTGGTTAGCTTCGGCAGCAACAACTACCTAACCTTGGGCGGCGTCACCGGCAGCAGCAACAGCATCATCGGCGTAGTGGTATGCAATATCTTCACCGCGCAAGGCAATGGCCCTGGCTTGAACTACCAAATCGCCAAGCGGATCCGCGACCTTTACAATAGAGTTATCGTTAGCGGTGTTCATTTTGACCCGCCAACTGGCCCGGAGGTGTTGGCATCACCAGCTCCTGAAGGGTATTTCCAAACTCAGGTCCGCATGACCTTTGAAACCTTCGAGGATCTCTAGCCATGGCCTTCTACCGCGGGCAGCAAGGCAGCGTCAAGTTTGACGATGCTGCCGTCAGCCTCTCCACAATCGCTAGCACGCGGTCATGGTCGATGACCGTTGAAAAAGAGTCGTTGGATACAACCGCGCTCGGCGATACCTACCGCGGCAACGTTGGCGGCCTCATCAGTGGTAGCGGCACCTGCGAGCTGCTTTATACCGCTAGCAGTGCCGACGAAACCAATACCTTCATCAAGCATGTCAATACCGCAACCGATCAAGGCACTGCATCGTTTGAGCTGTACCTTGACACTGCTGGCACCAAGAAGATTTCCTTTCTTGGTGTGATCACTTCCGCCGAGTATTCAGCAACAGTTGGCGAGCTGGAGGTGATCACCGTTAATTTTGTGACCAACGGCACCATCACCTTGGGCATCTGATCATGGCTTTTTATCGCGGGCAACAGGGCACTGTCTTCTTTGATAAGGCAGGTGCAGGCGGCATCTCCGAGATCGCAGCAGTGCGGTCTTGGAGCATGACCGTAGAGAAGGAGTCGCTGGATACCACCGCCCATGGCGGCACGTATCGCGCCAATGTAGGCGGCTTGATCAGCGGCTCCGGCACCATCGAGGTGATGTATGACGCACCTGGCGCCGGCGACAAGCTGGATCTGATCAAGGATGTCAACCAGGCCACCGACGAAGCCGATGCAGCCGTTGAGCTGTACTTGGACGAAACCGGCGGCAAAAAGATCACCGGCACCATTGTTGTTACCAGCGCTGAATATAGCGCTACAGTGGGCGAGCTTGAAATCATCACGATCAATTTCGTGACAAGCGGTACCTTGACGCTTAGCATCTGATGCCGGCTAATAACCAGCGCCCCGTTGATCTACTCACCGGGGCTTTTGATCTCAACCAGCGGCGTAAGTTTGTCGTCACTAATGACGCAGGCGATGCGGTGCTGGAGTTGTACTTCAAGCCAATCACCCGCGCTGATCGCAACAAGGCAACAGCACTAGCAGGCTCTGATGCAGCGCTTGAGGTAAGCACGCAACTGCTGTGCCAGAAGGCAGAGCTGCAGGATGGCAGCAAAGCATTTGCGCCACCTGATGCAGCAAAGCTGCAACGCGAGCTGCCGGAGCGTGTACTCAACGAACTGGAGCTATTCCTGTTTGGCCTGGGCGGTAACGCAAACCTAGAGGAAGCAAAAAAAGACTAGAGGAAGACTCATGGCTGTTCTTTGAGTTCTTCCTTGCTAGTGAACTTGGCATGACAGTTAGCCGGTTGCGCACTGAGCTGACCGATGCTGAGTTCATCCATTTTGCTGCCTATTATGAGGTGAAGGGCAAGCGTGAGAAAGAAGCCATGCGGCGGTAGACTGCCGCTATAAGGAGGTGCTGCCGTGGCGGTTGCTAATGTTGACATTCAGGTTGATGCACGCAGCGCGCTGCAGCAGCTGAAGGCTGTCAACCAGCAATCGCAGCAGCTGAAGACTAATACTGATGCAGCGACGCAATCGCTAAAAAATCAAGGCACAGCAGTGCAGCGCATTGGCACGCAATTCAGCGGTCTTGCTGGCGCTGTTGGCAAGCTTGCTGTTGCCTACATCGGATTGCGCACTGCGCAGGAGGCAGTGCAAGCTGGCATCCAACGTGAGGAATCAAGCCGCCGGCTGCAGTTCCTTGCCAAGGGCTATGGCGAGATCGCTGCAGCTCAAGATGCAGCAGCGCGCGCTGCGCGCACATTTGGGCTAAGCATTACTGAATCCAATCAGCAGTTTGCAGAGCTATACGGCAGGCTACGGCCGCTTAATGTGTCGCTGTCTGACATTGAGGCTGCATTCGTTGGCTTCAATACTGCAGCCAAGGCAAGTGGCGCCACAGCGGCTGAATCGGCTGGTGCATTGCTGCAACTGACGCAGGCGCTTGGCTCTGGTGTGCTGCGCGGCCAAGAGCTGAACTCCGTACTGGAGCAAGCGCCCGGCTTGGTGGTAGCGCTCACGCAAGAGCTTGGCGCGCCAATCAGCAAGATTCGCAAGTTAGCAGAAGAAGGCAAGATCACAAGTGATGTTGTGATCCGCGCCTTGAAGCGTGCGGGCACTGAAGGCGCTGATGAATTGGCCGCCGCGATGAACGGCCCTGCGCAGGCCGTTAAGAATCTGCAGAATGAGTTTGAGAACCTACAGGTTGCAGCAACTCAGGATCTGCTGCCGTCGATTATTGATGGCGTGCGCATCCTTGCAAATACGTTAAAAGGTATCGCGCCAATCATTCGCGGTATCGGCGCTGTAGCTGGCCCTGTATTGAATTACATCAACTCATTGATTGAAAAGGCAACAGGCGTAGAGCAGGCGCGGTTTAAGGCAAACATGATGCAACGCGCTGGCGCAGCACGACTGGAGCGCGCCGGTGTTGGCCGTACGTACAGCGATGCGCAAGGCAATGTCTACAGCACTATCACTGGCCGGCTGGTGCAAAGCGCACGGCCCGCAGCAGCCGCTGCATTGCCAAGTATTCCCATGCTTGGCGGCGGCGGCGGCGGCGGCGGCAGAAACGGCGCCGACAGAGCCGCCGCAGATCGCAGGCGCGCTGCAGAGGCCATTGCCGAAAGTGGACGCGCGCTTGATATTGCGCAGCAGCAATTTGTGATTGAACAGCGCACGATGACAGCACGCAGGCAGGAAAATGAACTACTGCTAATTACTCGTAAGGCGCAGCAAGACCTGCTAGCGATTAGAGCAAAAGGTAATGAAATCCTGGCCAATACCGAGCTGCCCGCACAGGCCAAGGCAAATCAGCTGGAGGCTCTGCGCTATGAAGCAAAGCGCGTATCTCTCCAGTTGCAATACGATATTTCGCAAGAAGAACGAAAGCAGCTTGAATCTGGCGGTGCGCGCATTGAGCAAATCATTCAGATGGCAGAAGGTTACAGTCGAAACATAACGCTCACGCAAGAGCTGACCGCAGAGCAGCAAAAGCAAAAGGTTCTCGCAGATGGCATAGCTAACACCATCGGCCAAGGCATGGCATCAGCATTTGATGGATTGATTCAAGGCGCTGAGGATTTTGGCACCAGCCTGCGCAAGATTGCATCCGGCGTACTGATTGATATTGCCAATCAGTTGCTGCGTGTGCTGGTGATTAACCAAGCAATCAACGCAATCAGCAATCTTTTTGGCCCCAAAACTGGCGGCAGCTTCCTGCCTGGCGTCAAGTTCAGCCCTTCGGCATTCAACATGCCGTCACTGCTGCCAGGCCGCGCCACCGGCGGTAGCGTCACCGGCGGCCAGCCGTACCTCGTTGGTGAGCGTGGTCCAGAGCTGTTCATGCCAGGCCGCAGCGGTGGCATTGCACCTTCCGGTAGCTTTGGTGGGATCGGTAACGTAGTCGTCAACGTTGATGCCAGCGGTTCCAGCGTGCAAGGTGACAGCACGCAAGCGAATAAGCTAGGTGAGGTGGTTGGTATCGCAGTGCGGCAGGAACTGATCAAGCAGAAGCGCCCAGGAGGACTGCTCGCATAATGGCTACCTTCCCCGCTATCGCCGCCAGCTACGGTGCGCAAAAGACCAGCCGCCCACGTACGCGCATCGTGCAGTTTGGCGATGGCTATGAACAGCGGCTGCTATATGGCATCCCGTCGCACATGAATCCAAAGGAGTGGAGCCTGACGTGGCAAAATATCACCGAGGCAAACGCTGATACCATCGAGACATTCCTTAATGCACGCGCTGAAGATGCGGCTGCATTTGACTGGACACCGCCAGACGAGGCGACTGCCTACAAATGGGTGTGCGCCGAATGGAATAAGGTGATCCCGTACACCGGCCGCGCAACGATTACAGCAACATTCCGTCAAGTATTTGAGCCGTGACCGTACCAGTCTCTGCGCTACAGGCCGTTGCACCAGGCAGCATCATCGAGCTGTTTGAACTTGAGCTGGTAGCAGCGTTGCACGGCTCTGCAACTACCTATCGCTTCCACGGCGGCACCAACGCGCTAAGCAGCAATGGCAACATCGTGTGGGCTGGAAATGCATACTCTGCGCTGCCAATCGAGGCATCAGGCTTTGAATACAACGGTCAAGGCCAGCTGCCACGCCCCACGATCCGTACATCCAACTTGCTCGGCAGCATCACCGCTGTGCTGCTTAACGTCAATGCAACAACGCCAGGCAATGACCTAACCGGCGCCAAGCTAACGCGCATTCGCACCCTGGCACGCTACATCGACGCGGCAAACTTCCCTGGTAGCGTCAACCCTTATGGCACGCCAGACCCTACCGTTAAGTTTCCCGATGAAATCTTCTACGTGTCGCGCAAGGTAAGCGAAACACGGGATCTTGTCGAGTTTGAACTCGCCGCAGCTTTTGACCTAGCAGGCATCAGAAGCCCCAAGCGGCAGTGCATCGCCAACTTATGCCAGTGGGTGTACCGCTCAGCGGAATGCACGTACAGCGGCACCGATTACTTCGACGAGAATGATAATCGCGTTGCCGCCAGCGGCAGCGACGTATGCGGCAAGCGGTTGAGCAGCTGCCAGGTGCGCTTCGGCACTGCTGCGCAGCTGCCATTCGGCAGTTTCCCCGGCATCGGCACCTTCAACGGATGAACAAGACCTGCAAGGCGGCAGCACTGGAGCACGCCAAAGCCGAGGATCCACGCGAGGCATGTGGACTGCTGGTGGTCATCAAAGGCCGGCAGCGCTACTGGCCATGCCGCAACCTATCGAGCGACACAGAGCAGTTTATCCTCGACCCTGCCGACTACGCCGCCGCCGAGGATGCCGGCGAAGTGGTCGCGGTAGTGCATAGCCACCCAGTCACGCCACCCATCCCAAGCGAAGCGGATCGCGTGGCGTGCGAGCAGTCCGGCCTGCCGTGGTGGATCGTCAACCCAAAGACTGAGGCATGGGGCAGCTGCAAACCCAACGGCTTCAAGGCGCCGCTGATCGGCCGCGAATGGGTGTGGGGCGTCACCGACTGCTGGACGCTAGTGCGTGACTGGTACGCCGAGCAGGGTATTGCGCTACCCGACTGGGAACGACCCGCCACGCCAGACGAGTTCAACGCTAAGCCGATGTTTGATGACTGCTGGCGTGATGCAGGCTTCTATGAGGTGGAACGCGAAGAGCTGCAAAAAGGGGATGCGATGCTAATGGCTATTGATTCCAACATGCTTAACCATGTTGGTGTTTATATTGGTGACCAGATGGTGCTGCACCACCTACGCGGTAGGCTGTCGAGTCGTGACCTATTAGGGGAATGGCTCCTAAAATGCACAGGTAGGGTGCTGCGTTATGGAACGGGAAGTTAGGCTCTACGGCTCGCTCGCTAAGTTCATTGGGCAGCGGTGCTTCATGGCTGAGATCAGCAGCGCCGCTGAAGCTGTGCGGATGCTGATCGCTAACTTCCCCGGCCTGGAGCGTCACATGGCGGACCAGCACTACCGCGTCATCGTTGACAGCTACGACGCTGACCTAAGCGAGATCCACCACCCCGCCGCTGGCTGCATTCAGATCATCCCGGTCATCGGCGGCGCTGGTGGTGCAGTTGGGCGCATAGTGCTAGGCGCGGCGCTGATTGTTGGAGCATTTTTTACTGGCGGCGCCACTTTAGGTTTTTTTGGCTCAACGATTGGCGTTGGCGCAATGCTTGGCGGAATCGGCGCCTCGCTGGTCCTAGGCGGCGTCGCCCAACTGCTTAGCCCCACGCCGCAGATCGGCCAATACGGACCAGCGACACCTAGCACCTTCAATACAACCGAAAACACCGAGCTAGATCCGCAGAAGTCTTACAGCTTCAGCGGCATTCAGAATACATCGCAGCAAGGCTCGCCCGTACCGTTGATTTTTGGTGAAATGTACGTCGGCTCTGTTGTGATCTCGGCCGGCATCGACACGGATAACATCTGATGGCAAAACGTATTGCTGGTGCTGGCGGCGGCGGACGGCAAACAGTCGTACAGCAGACCGTACAGGTCAATGCAACATCACGCACACCGATTCGTGATGCCGATAATCTTGCATCCAAGGCATACGCCAGGATCCTCGACCTGATCAGCGAAGGCGAGATCGAGGGCTTCCCTTCCGCTCGCGCATACACACGCGGTACTGCCACCTATAACGTCGCGCTGCTGAAGGATGTCTATCTAACCGATACCCCTATCCTGCGCTCCACTGCTGATCCAACATCGCCGCAGTCCAGCGATTACAACTTCAGCGGCGTCACCGTCGATGCACGCTACGGCACGCAGGCGCAGGATTACATCGCAGGATTTGACGCAGTAGAAGATGAGCAAGCCGTAGGCACAAAGGTAACGGCAGTCGCACCAGTCACGCGCCAGATCACAGATTCAAACGTCGATGCAGTGCGTGTCACGATCACCGTGCCACGACTGGAGCAGTACACCAATGAAGGCGACATCCTCGGCACTAGCGTCAGCATCAGCATCCAACTGCAATACAACGGCGGTGGCTACACTACCGTCAAGACCGACACCATCAGCGGCCGTACAGCTGATCAGTATCAGCGCGATTACCTGATCGACATCAGCGGCGCCTTCCCAGTTGATGTGCGCGTGCTACGCAATACTGCAGATTCAGATGACAACAACCTACAAAATGAAACCTACTGGAGTAGCTACACCGAGCTGGTTTACACAAAGCTGCGTTATCCAAACAGCGCACTGGTCGGCATCCGCTTTGATGCGCAGCAGTTCAGCAGCATTCCTGCGCGCACCTACCGCGTGCGTGGTATCAAAGTAGCACTACCGAATAATGCAACAGTCGATGCCACAACAGGCCGCGTCACTTACGCAGGCGTCTGGACTGGTACGTTCGGCGCTGCGCAATGGTGTAGCGATCCAGCCTGGGTGCTCTATGACCTACTCGTAGGCAAGCGCTACGGATTCGGAGATCACATCAGGGCATCGCAACTTGATAAGTTTGCCTTTTATGCAGCCTCGCAATACTGCAACGAGCTAGTTGATGACGGATTCGGTGGCACTGAGCCGCGCTTCTCTTGCAACTGCCTGATTCAGAACCAGTACGAAGCGTACAAGCTAATTAACGACCTGTGCAGCGTGATGCGCTGCCAGCCGTACTGGTCTACTGGTTCGCTGACGATCACACAAGACAAGCCGACAGATTCCACCTATCTATTCAACCGCTCCAACGTATTGGAGCCAGGCTTCAGTTACGCCGGCTCAGACCTCAAGACGCGGCATACGGTTGCAGTCGTCGGCTACCTCGACATGAGCACCCGCGAAATCAACTACGAAGTCGTTGAAGATCGCGTCGGTATCGCCAAATACGGCGTTGTAACCACAGAGGTCAAGGCATTTGCCTGTACATCACGCGGCCAGGCACATCGACTCGGGGCGTGGCTTCTCCACAGCGAGCAAAATGAGACGGAAGTGTGCAGCTTTACAGCCAGCATTGATGCTGGTGTGCTGGTACGTCCTGGCGCTGTTGTTGACATCCAAGATCCGATGCGTGCTGGCGTGCGCTATGGAGGCAGGATCGCCGCAGCAGGTGCCAATACGGTCAGCGTTGACGATGCAACCGGATTACCAAGCAGCAGTGCAACAATCTCAGTGCTGCTGCCAAGCGGCGCTGTCGAGACAAAAAACATCATCAGCCGCACTGGCATCCTGATCACTGTTGATAGCGCCTGGACCACAACGCCAAATGTCAACAGCGTATGGATCATCCAAACCGCAGCTGTAGAAACATCGCAATGGCGCATCTTGACGGTGCAGGAAAAAGACGGTCATCTGTATGACATCACAGCACTTGCTTACAACGCCACGAAATACGACTACGTGGAGCGCGGCGCTGCGCTAGCCGTTCGTGATACCACCAACCTAAACCCAATCCCAGATCCACCAAATAACCTAACGGCATCAGAAGCGTTCTACGAACAAAATAACAAAGCACTCGTCAAGATCATCCTCAGCTGGCAGACCGTCGTCGGCGTTTCGCAATATGCCGTGCGTTGGCGCGAAGTCAACGGCAACTGGAATACCGCAACGGTAACGCGCCCGGACTACGAAATCCTCGACACCACCAATACCACATATCAGGTTGAGGTGTATTCCATCAATGCACTGCAACGCCCATCGACAGACTTCGCATCGCTCACCTTCGCAGCGGTTGGCAAAACCGCCATCCCAGGCGATGTGCAAAACCTTAGCTTTGAGGCCATCAATGCCAACTCCGGCCGTCTGCGGTGGTCGCCAGCAACGGATCTTGATGTGCGCGTTGGCGGCAAGGTCTACATCCGCCATAGCAATCTGGCGGATGGTACTGCCACCTGGAGCAACAGCATCGACCTGATCGAGGCAAAGAACGGCAACCAGACCGAGGCCATCGTGCCACTAATTGAAGGCGAGATCCTCGTCAAGTTTGAGGATGACGGCGGCAGGCAGAGCGCTAACGAGACAAGTGTCATTATTGACCTACCGGATGCACTAGGAGATCTGCTAGTCCTATCGCGCCGTGAAGATGCAGACAGTCCGCCATTTCAAGGCGCAAAAGATGGCACGCTTTACGACAGCGTTGCTGACGTGCTGCAGCTTGATTTTGCGCAGTCATTCGACAGCGTGGCAGATGTCGATGCGCTTAGCACCTTTGATGCAACCGGCAATGTCCTAAACAGCGGAACCTATGACTTCCTAAACTTGCTTGACCTAGAAGGCGTCTACTCGCTCGACCTATCGCGCTACTTCGTGGCGCGGGGTAACTATCCATCAGATAACGTGGACTCCCGCACCAATGAAGTAGACGACTGGCCGGACTGGGACGGCTTGATTGCCGATAAGGTCAACGCCAAACTACTGGTAAGTCATACAGACAAGAACTACAGCGGCACCTATTCACAATCCGGCACGACAGTAACCGTAACGGTCACAGCGCATGGCTACACAGCAGGTCAATCCGTAACGGTTGACTTCACGAGCGGCGCCGCTGTCGATGGTACGTTCACCGTTGCTACCGCCACCACTAACAGCTTCACCTATACCGCAGCCGCAAGTCTTACCGCTAGCGGCAATGTACGGCTGATCGGCGGTGGCCCGTGGACCGCGTTCCAGGACCTTGCCGCTGGCACGTACAAGGGCCGTGCATTCCGCTTCCGCGCTGAGCTGGAGACGAGGGTGCCGGATCAGAACATCCTGGTTGATGAGCTTGGCTACCGCGCCAGCTTCCAGCGTCGCATTGAGCACAGCGATGGCGTGGTCGCCAGTGGTGCCGGCACCAAGTCAATTACGTTTGGCAGTGCCTTCTGGACAGGCACCACCGCACTAGGCGGCAGCAGTACCGCCTATCTGCCCAGCATTAGCATCACGGCGCATAATATGGCACATGCGGAGGATTTTGCCGTGTCGAACATCACAGGCACTGGCTTTGATGTTGTGTTCCGGCAGGGCGGCTCATCAATAAATCGTAATTTCAGCTGGTCCGCGGTTGGTTACGGCAAGGCAGGCTAGACTGCCAGCAATGAAGCATTGCTAAGTTGTGGCGCAGCATGATTATGTGATCGCCAATGGCTCCGGCTCGGCGGTCCGATCAGACCTGAATAATGCGCTAGCCGCAATCGTTAGCCATAACAGCGGCACTAGCGAGCCGACGACAACCTACGCCTACATGCCCTGGGCTGATACCAGCGCAGGCGTTATGAAGCTGCGCAATGGCGCCAATAATGCTTGGATCACACTTTACCAATTAGACGGCGAGTACACGACAATACCACTTGAGAATGGCACTGCTGCCGCGCCATCGCTGTACTTCAAAACCAGCGGAACCGATACCGGCCTCTACAGCCCTGGTACTGATCAAGTAGCCATCAGCACTAATGGTACGCAACGATTAAATATTGATACCGCTGCGACTACATCGACTCTTCCTATCGTTTACCCTCTTGGAGCCGCTGGAACGCCCAGCATTACCTTTAGTGGCGATCTTAATACGGGCATTTATTCTCCAGGTTCAGATCAAATAGCCATCAGCACTGGCGGCAGTGAATGCCTGCGCGTGGACAGCTCAGGCAGGCTGTTGGTAGGGACAACCAATCAAGATGTTGGTGGAACCGTAACTGGAGTCAAATTAGCGCCAGGGGGCCAGGTTTTTGCATCCAGTGACACAACTGCGCTTGGACTAGATAATCCTTTCTACGGTGATAGGCGTAATACAGCAGGCGATGGACCTGTCTATGTTCTTGCTCGTCAGGGCTATTACAAAGCCGCAATTGGCTGCACAAATGGCGGCGGAACTGCAAACGAGGGCGTCCTTACATTCTATACAGGAACCAACTCTGGGTTCAATGAACGACTGCGCATTGCCGGCAATGGCGCAATCGGCTTGGCAGGTGCTAACTATGGATCAAGCGGCCAAGTATTTACAAGCAATGGCTCTGGCTCTGCGCCGACATGGCAATCAATCCCAGCCCCTGCAGCACTCAGTACCGCATCGGGCTCTGCGCCATCTTACTCGGCACGCGCCTGGGTCAACTTTGACGGCACAGGCACCGTTGCAATCCGCGCTAGTGGTAATGTCAGTAGCATTACGGATAACGGCACGGGCGACTATACGGTGAACTTCACAACGGCAATGGCGGACGCGAATTATGCGACAAATGTTACCGGCACTCGACACACCTCAACAGTGGTAGACGCAGACTACAGGGCTAGCCTGGCTGGTACTGACTACATGCTTGCCGGATCGGTACGGGTCATCTTTTACAACACAACAGGAACCGCAGGCACGTCCGATGCCCCTGCAATGTGCGTTTCCGTCTTCCGCTGAGGTACTCCCATGAACCGCATCATCTACCCCAACAACGAAGGCGGCCTTAGCGTCGTCATCCCAACCGGCGAGCTTCCTGTCGAGGACGTTGCCGCTAAGGATGTGCCCAACGGTGTGGCGTACCTCATCATCAGCGCCGAGGACGTGCCATCCGACCGCACATTTCGCGGTGCATGGGAGGCTGATTTCAGCAACCCTGATGGCTACGGTATCGGCGCTGACGCATATTGCGCTGCCAAGGAGGCAGAGGCCGCGGCCGAGCAAACTATTGACACCATCGCTGAGGAGCCAGAGCAATGATCACCATCAACCTAGACAAGGCCAGATCCATTGCCCATGCCATGCGTCGCGCTGCCCGCGCCGCTGAGTTCGCCCCGCATGATGAGATGATCGCCAAGCAGATGCCCGGCGTTGATGCCAAGGCCGCCGAGGCTGCACGTCAACAGATCCGCGATCGGTACGCAGCCATCCAAGACGCTATCGACGCGGCTAGTACGCCTGACGAGATTAAGGAGGCGCTAGAAGGCTGATGGCAGTACGCGCTAAGCAAGGCACCGCCCGCATCGAGCACCAGCCGGGGCCGCCTAAGACCACATCCCAGGGTCAAGGTCAGCATTCCAGGCCACGCCGCCGTGGCCGCAAGAAGTTGCGCGGGCAGGGCCGTTAAGCTGTAGCCATGGCGATCTCACCCGGCACATACAACATCAGCCTGCAGCGCCGGGCGGACTACAGCATCACGCTGCAGTTCAAGGACAGCACCGACACCGCAATCAACCTGACCGGCTGGACCGTTGAAGCGCAGGCTTGGAATCAGGGCCGCACCACCAAATACGGTGACTTCACAGTCACCTACACCAATCGCGCTACGGGCACCATTGCCATTGCGCTGACAGATACCGATACCGCTACATTCCCGAATGAGGCGTACTACGACGTGCTACTTACCAACCCAAGCGGCCTGAAGGAGTATTACCTAGAAGGCATCATCTACGTCAGCGAGGGTTACACCGCATGACCAGCGTAAGCGTTACCGCTGTTACCAATACAGTAACGGTTACTGAGGACAGTGGCATTACTGTTGTTGAGGTGCCTGCTACCAGCACAGTTGCTGCAATTACACAGGGGCCGCAAGGGCCAGCCGGATCTGGCGCGTATGTCCACGTGCAATCGACAGCCTCAACAACCTGGATAATCAATCACAATATGGGATTTCGCCCATCGGTTGAATTGCTCGATACAGGTAGTCAAGAAATTGATGGCGAAATTGCGCATCCGAGCACCAATCAAACCGTTGTTACACTGAATCCAGCATCCGCTGGCCTCGCTCGCCTGACCTGATATGGCTCGCAAGTTTTTTACCGACATTGACCTGCAGAGCACGTCGAAGGTGATCAACCTGCCATCACCCGTTGACAGCGGTGACGCAGCCAACAAGGCCTATGTCGACTCGGCGATTGAAGGTTTGGCATGGAAGGACAGCGCTCGTGTTGGCACGCAGAGCAACATCGACCTGAGTAGTCCTGGCGCCACGATCGATGGCGTCACAATGGCATCGCAGGATCGTGTACTGGTGCGCAACCAGTCAACGCAAAGCCAAAACGGCATCTATGTGTGGAACGGCAGCGCAGTTGCCATGACCCGCTCGCTGGATGCCAGCACCTTTGCTGAGCTTGAGCAGGCGGCTATCAGCGTCGAGGAAGGTACGGATGCCAGCTCTACGTTCCGGCAGACACAGGTCAACGGCACGATCGGCAGCAGCAACATAGTCTGGACTTCGTTTGGCACGGCTGCACCAGCCGCCAGCGAGACAACTGCTGGCATTGCCGAAATCGCCACTCAGGCAGAGACTGACGCCGGCACTGATGATCAGCGCATCGTCACGCCGCTGAAACTGGCAAGTTGGTCTGGTCGCATCAAGAAGTACAGCACCAATATCGGTGATGGCAGCGCCACCAGCTACACCATTACTCACAGCCTCAACACCCGCGATGTGATCATCCGTGTATTCCCCAACTCCGGCAACTACGACGACGTTGAGGTGGATGTGTACCGCCCGAGCACGACCACTGCAACGCTGGTGTTTGCAACTGCACCGACTAGCAACGCCTATCGCGTGGTGGTGATCGGCTGATGAGCCGCAACTTCCTTACGCCACTGGTACTGCCAGCTGGTACTGCTAGCGCTGCGCCGCTGTCGTTGCAATCAGGCACCAACCTGACAACTGCGGCAGCCGGCGCTTTTGAGTACGACGGCAAGGTGGTTTACTCCACGCCCGCCGGACGTGGCGTGTCACCGTCGATGATGTTTTATCGGTTGAATAGTAACTACGCCGGAAGTAATGCGACCGGGGCTCAGTCGCTTTTTAATGTAGGCGTTACCCTTCAAGCCTCAACTGTCTATGCTTTTACTGCAGATTTTCTTGCGTCAAAAACATCTGGCACAACTTCCCACACGTTTGGCATTTTATTCGGCGGAACAGCAACATTAAACAACATTTTTTATACTGCCTATGTGACAGGCGCAACTGTTGCACCGCCTACAGTAGGCACTGGAACAACTAACGCGTCACATATATCAATAGCCACACTGGCAAACCTAACCAGCGCAACAGCGGCATCCACGATTCAGTATGGCTACACATACCACGGCACAGTAAGCGTCAACGCTGGCGGCACGTTTATTCCGCAGTATCAACTCAGCGCAGCCCCTGGCGGCGCTTATTCGACCGTGGCAGGCAGCTTTTTTGCTATCTGGCCCATCGGCGCCGCTGGTGCCAACACCTCCGTTGGGCCTTGGGCGTGATAGCCTCTATGCTAGGTTCATGATCGAAATCATTGCTGCTGTCGCTGGGGCCTCCATCAGTGTGGCGGCGATGGGCGCAATGGGCTTCAGTCGCCGCACCGATGAAGCACGTGAAGCTGTAATACGTCTTACAGCAGCAGTAGAACATATCGCAACGCAACTTGAAGTGCTACATCAAGACATTAAGGAAGATCGCCGCGAAACATTCGGGCGGATCAGCTCCGTCGAGCAGCGCGTCAGTAAGCTAGAGGCACGCCCACCCACGCGCTAAGCATGGATCCCACAACCGCTACTGTTATTGCCATTATTGTTGCAGCGCTTAGTGAAGCGCTTAGCCTATATCCAGGCATCAAGGCAAATGGCATCATTCAGCTGGTGCTGATGGTGCTCAAAGCTGTATTCCCGAAGCGCTGATCTATGGCAAACGAAGCCCCCATCACCCTGGAGCAGTTGTTTCGCTTCAACCGGGGGCTGCCCCATCAGCTCGCTGCCATCGCGGAACTTGAAGCGGATCTCAAGGCCAATGGCTACGCCGCCGCTATGCGCCGCGACCGGCCATGGTTCAATACATGGAGCGTTGCCGGTAAGCAGTCGGACCTGAGCGCCGCCATTGCGCTGATCAAGGAGTTTGAGGGTTGCCGCCTTGCGGCATATCCCGATCCAGCCAGCGGCGGTGACCCGTGGACGATCGGCTACGGCACCACGCGCTATGGTGCCGGCCAACCCGTCAAGCGCGGCGATAAGATCACCGTCATCGAAGCCGACCTACTGCTGCGGCTTGAGGTGGACCGCATCGCCGCCAAGTTGCAAGGCACCGTCCCGCACTGGGCTGCTATGAACGACAACCAGCGCTCTGCACTTGTAAGTTTTGCTTACAACTTGGGCGAAGCGTTCTACAACGCTCTAGGCTTTGAGACGCTTAGCCGTAAGTTGCGCGACAAGCAGTGGGCTGATGTGCCGGCTGTACTTGAGCTGTACCGCAACCCTGGCACAGCAGTAGAAGCAGGCCTGCTGCGGCGGCGCAAGGCAGAAGGCGCATTATGGAGCAAGGAAGCACCAGCGCTGCAGCAAAATGGCGCACTGCTGAAGGTTGCCTACGAAGCACAAAACGACAACGCATCAGGCACAGGCTACCGCG